AGGCTGAGTTGGTCGAGTATGCGGAAGGGTTGGGCATTTCCGGGCTTAATACCCGGATGGTCAAAGCGGACATAATCGCCGCTATTAAGGGGGCGATGGGATGGACGTAGAGCAGATTTTGGCATTGGTGAAAGTCAAGGCTCGTCTNGGGNTAACATCGGNGGTGAGGGATACTTATCTCACCGCCATCATTGACGGCATAGTCAAGGAGCTAACGGACGAGAAGGGGTTATCGCTAGATGGTGATAACCCTTATCACCTTATGTTTGTGGTGGATTACGCCACCTGGCGATATCAGAGCGTTGCGGAGCCGTCGCATATTCCCGGACGAGTCCCGCTGGCAATGCCAAGACATCTGCAGTTCCGGCTGCACAATCTCATGATCCACTCAGCAGGCGGTGATGCCGATGATGGGGACATATGACCATGAGCTGATTCTGATCGGCTGGACAGAGGAAATGGACGAATGGGGAAACATCGTGCCAAAGGAAACCAGGACCTCTGTCCTTTGCCGCTTGCAGTCGGTTGGGAGACAGGAGTTCTACGCGGCAGCTGCCTCGGGCCTGCAGCCGGAGCTGGTATTCATTGTCCACGCTTACGAGTACAACAACGAACGTCAGGTGGAGTATGAGGGGGTCAAGTACGATGTGATCAGGACGTACAGGGCCAGCTATGAGGAGATGGAGCTTGTCTGTGGGCGGGTGATAGGCAGTGGCTAAGAGCGCGAGTATTGACCAGCTGGTGGTGGAGATTACCCAGGCAGTTGCGGACTATACGGAAGCCGTTACAGCAGCCATCGAAAAAGAGGTCGAGACTACGGCCAAGGCGGTGCAGGCCGATATCAAAGCCGACTCCCCACGACGTACAGGCGAATACGCCAAGGGGTGGACCCGGAAAAAGGAAAAGCAGCAGGGGGCTATATCTTACACCATCTACAACAAGAACAAGCCCACCCTTACGCATCTACTAGAGTACGGCCACGCCAAGCGGGGCGGGGGAAGAGTGGAAGGGAAGCCGCACATTGAGCCAGCGGTTGACCGCCATATTCCTGCGATGGAGCGGCGGATAGAAGAGATCATAAAGCGTGGTGGTTAACATGACGTACTTGGACCTAATGCAAGCAATGAGAGACCTTGGCTTCCCCTGCGCCTATCACCATTTTCCGACTGCGCCGGAACCGCCCTATACGGTAGTCCTTTACACTTACAGCTCCGACCTCCAAGCCGACAACCAGAACTATGCTGATGTAGGCAACTACCAGCTGGAACTGTATCACAACGTCAAGCACCCGCCGAGCGAGAAACTGATTGAGAACAAACTCAAAGAGCTACGAATCCCATATGAGAAGGTTGAGACGTATATCGAGAGCGAGAGGCTGTACCAAGTGATTTACAGAGTGAGGCTTATAGGAGGCGAATGACAAAATGGCTGAGAAGAACAAAGTCCGTTTTGGTCTTGAGAGGGTGCACATTGCGTTTCGCGACACCACGGCGGCAGAGCAGCCGGCATGGGAGACGCCAATCCATGTGCCGGGAGTAGTGAACCTGTCCACCACACCAGAGGGCGGGGAGAGTGCGTTCTACGCCGACAACACTAAATACTATGTTCGCTACGTCAACAACGGTTATACCGGCGAGCTGGAGATGGCGATCTTCCCTGACGAGATCCTTGCAGAGATGCTGGGCTGGGAGATCGACGACAGCGGTATGCTGATTGAGGACGCTGATGCCAACGCCAAGGAGTTTGCACTGCTGGCACAGATCCAGGGTGACGCGCGGAACCGCAGGTTTGTGTTCTACCGCTGCACTGCTAACCGGCCGAGCCAGACCCACGCCACCAGCACGGAGACTATTACGCCGACGACCGAGACCCTGACCCTGACCATGCTGCCCATCGANGTTGATGAGAAGAAGTTGATCCGGGCTGTCATTGAGCCAGATGAGACCAACCAGGCAATNTATGATGCTTGGTTCGAGGGTGTGACCCTGCCAGGAGGTGGCGCCTGATGCGTAAGGTCAGGCTTGGTCAAAAAGAGGTGGGGCTGAGGGCCAGTCCGCTGGCCCTCTTGTACTATCGCCAGGCGTTCAACAAGGATCTAATTGCCGANCTGGTTGGGCTGCAATCACTGCAAAACCTAGCAGACGGAGAGTTCTCTNGCTTTGATTCAGTGCTACTGCTACAGATCGCCTACGCGATGCATAGGGCTTCGGAGCCAGACAAAAGCTTCCCAGCGTTTGAGCAGTGGCTGGATGAGTTGGGCAATATCGATTTCGGAGATCCAGAGTGGTTCACCGCCCTGGCGGAGGAGGCCATGGAGGGCTTTTTTCATTCCGCCGGAGCTGGCGGAGCGGCAGCAACAGGCAAGGCAAAGAAGTAACGCCCCGCCCATCGAGAGGACAGACCTGTTGTTACTAGCTAATGGCAAGAAAATGGGGCTGTCCTTTGCTGAGATTAACCAGTTTCGGGTTCGTGACTTTATCGAGTTCATCGAGATCTACTTTGCGGGTGAAAGTGGCGGACCTACAGTCCGCGAGGCGACACAGGATGACATAGACGCATTTCTAAGTTAGGCGGTTTGGGGGGTGGAAGTGTGGCGTCGATCAAAGGCATAAACATTGTCATCGGCTCTGACACAACAGGGTTGCAGGCAGCGCTGAAGGACGTAAACAAACATTCGCGGGAGATCGCTAGTGAACTAAAGCAGGTAGAGCGCCTACTAAAATTCAACCCCCAGAACACAGAACTGTTAGCCCAAAAACAGGCGTTATTGGCCGAGCAGGTTGACAACACACGCCAGAAGCTGGAGACGCTAAAGGCCGCCCAAGAGCAAGTCAATGAGCAGTTCAANAAAGGTGAAATATCGGTTGAACAGCACCGGGCATTTCAGCGCGAACTCGTAAAAACCGAATCACAGCTCAAAAACTACGAACAGCAGTTGAGACAGGCAACTCTGCAAGCGGATACGTTTGNAGCTAAAACCACAGAAATGGGCGAGAAGCTCAGCAAGGTGGGGCAGCGGATGAGTGAGGTCGGCAAGACCTTGAGCACTCGCCTGACTGCCCCGCTTGCGGCCATGGGAGCGGTGGCGGGGAAGGCGGCCATTGACTTTGAGAGTGCGTTCGCTGGCGTCAGGAAAACCGTGGACGCGACAGAAGCCCAATTCGCTCGGCTAGAACAGGGTATCCGCAATATGGCCAAGGAGATCCCTGCCTCCGCCAATGAGATCGCCGGCGTAGCCGAGGCAGCTGGACAGCTGGGCATAGCTACGGATCATATCCTGTCCTTTACCAGGACAATGATCGACCTGGGCGAGAGCACCAACATGAGCGCTGACGATGCAGCGACCGCCCTGGCAAGACTGGCGAACATCACTCAGATGCCGCAGTCTGAATTTGACCGCTTGGGTTCGACTGTTGTGGCTCTTGGTAACAGGCTAGCCACAACCGAAGCCGAGATAGTCAACATGGGGCTTCGCCTAGCCGGTGCTGGCAGCCAGATAGGCATGACTGAGGCGCAGATCCTGTCATTTGCCGGTGCCCTGTCCTCTGTTGGTATTGCAGCTGAGGCCGGCGGTTCGGCGTTCTCGAAGGTCATGATCGAGATGCAGCTGGCAGCAGAGACGGGCGGCCAGAGGTTACAGGATTTCGCCCGAGTAGCCGGCATGACGGGTGATCAGTTCCGGCACGCATTTCAAGAGGATGCAGCCGGAGCTTTACTTGCGTTCATTAACGGCCTGCAGCGGGCCGAAGAACAAGGCGAAACCGCCATTAAGGTGCTTGACGACATCGGTATAACCGAGGTCCGTACGCGGGATGCCTTGCTTCGCGCCGCCGGTGCCGGAGAACTATTTGCTGAGGCCATAGCCCTTGGGACGAGAGCCTGGGAAGAGAATACGGCCCTTAGCGAAGAGGCGGCGCAACGGTACGAGACGACCGCTGCCAAGATCGAGATCATGCGCAACCGGCTTAATGAGGTTGCGATTACGTTTGGCGAGATACTGCTGCCGCCACTGATTGAGGTTACAGAAAAGATTGGCGCTTTTGCTGACTGGTTGGCTAATTTGAACCCCGCGCTACAGCGGACAATAGTGGTCGTGGCAGGCCTGGTTGCCGCAATTGGCCCACTGGTGCTTTTGGCGGGCCAATTGACGTCTGCCTTCGGCACGTTGGTGACGGCAGTAGGGACCCTGGCGGCATTCGTTAAGACCTCGCTGATTCCTGCAATGGCGGGTCTGGCTGGCCCCATCCTTGCAACAATCGCAGCCGCAGCGGGATTGGCGGCTGTTGCTTATACCGTCCGTGAGGCGTGGGATGAAATTAAGGCCTCTTTGGTTGCCACGTGGGAGTTACTGACTGGATCTGCTCAGCAGGCGGGGCTGAAGATGACCTTGGCCTTCGAGGAGATGAGGCACTCCGTCCTGCGGGCCGTGGATGCCATCCTCGAGCGCCTATCCGTGCTGGAAGACTTACCCTTTGGGCTTGGAGAGAAATTCGTCGGTCTAAAGGACCGCGTGGGTGAAGGTGTTGGGGGGGCAGCGCAACGGATAGAAGAGCTGCGGGCAGCCCTAGAGACTAACGCAGCCCGCATGGGTGAGGCAATCGAGAATACGAAGGTTGCGTTTGGCGACTTGGGTGTTAGGGTAGCGGAGATCTGGACAGGTATAGTCGATGGAATTAGGGGCCAGACCGCAGAAGCCTCCGAACAGCTGGAAGACCAGACCGATACCATTGAGCTTGAGCTGGGGAAGCAAGTGCAGACCATGTGGCAGGGCCAGCAGAGGATGACGGAGATCGTCGAAGACGAGGGCGCTGCCAGGGTTGAGGCTACGCAGGATTCCGAGGAAGAGCAAACCGAGATCATTTCCGACGAGGCAGAGAAGAGGGCAGACGAAAGGGCCCGCTTCGAGGAGCAGTGGAATAGAAAGCTGTTCCAGCTGACCGCGGATAGGCTGGCCCAGCTAGACGCAGAGATGGCCGAGGCACTAGCCAAGGCAGAGGAATTAGAAGCAGACAAAACAGCGATCATTGAATACTACGCTATCAGACGACAGCAGATCCTTGATGCGGAAGTCGAGCAAGAACGGGAGCGGGAACAGAGGCGCCTTGACACCGTAGCTAAGTTTGAGGACCAGTGGGAGCGTAAGTTATTTGATGCTACCGCCACACGACTAGAACAGCTGGAAAGAGAGAAAGCGGAAGCTCTTGCCCAGGCAGAGGAACTGGGTGCAGAGAAGACTGCGATTATACAGTACTACGCACTGCAACAGCAGAAGATCCTCGATGAACAGGCGGAAGCAGAAACACGCCGCCACGAACTGCAACTAGCCGCACTTACTCAGTTTGAAGAGCAATGGCGAAATAAGCTGTTCCAGGCAACAGCGGACCGATTGGATGTATTAGAACGCGAGAAACAGGAAGCACTCCGTAAAGCAGAAGAACTAGGTGCCGATAAGACTGCCATCTATGAGTACTATGCGGTTAGGCGGCAGGAGATCCTGGACGAAGAGCTGGAGAAAGAGAGAGAACGTGACCGACAGCGGATAGAGCAACTGCAGGCATTCCAGGACGCCTGGGATCGGAAGCTATTCGAGCAGTCAGCTACTCGCCTTGAACTGCTGGAACGGGATAAACAGGAAGCACTAAGGCAGGCAGAGGAGCTAGGCGCTGATACTGCAGCCATACTCCGCTACTATGCGGAAGAGGAAAGGCGCCTGCTCGAAGAACTGCAGGCACAGCGAGATGCAGCACGGGAACGAGAACTGAAAGCAGAACAAGCGGCGGCTGCACAGTTGGAGAAGTCCCGGCGGGCCTTTGAGGAGTCCTGGACCCTGAAGCTCTTTGAGCAGTCTACTGACCGTATTGAACGCTTACGCTGGGAACGAGAGCAAGCACTTACTGAGGCGGACAAACTGGGTGCTGACAAAACAGCTATCGTGGNATACTACGCCGAGGAAGAGAAGCGGATCTTGGCCGACTTGGAAGCGGAAAGAGAGCGCCAGCGAGAACGGGAGCGTAGGGCCGAAGAGGAACTGCAGCGAGAACGTGAACGCCTACTGCAGCAGTGGAAGGACCGGCTATTTGGGCAGACAGCAAATGAACTAGAGATCCTGGAAGCGCAGAAACAGAAGGAACTGCAGCTGGCCGAGGAGCTAGGCATTGAGAAGACTGCTATCATCGAGTACTACGCAAACGAACAGCAGAAGATCCTCGAACGGCAAAGGGCTGCAGAAGAGAAAGCCGCACGAGAAGCAGCAAAACGAGAGGCCGAAATACTGCAGGCCAGAGAAAAGGCAAGGGCCGAACTTGAAGCGACTTGGGCCAGGAAGCTGTTTGAGTTACGTGCTGACGAACTGGAACTGCTGGAACGGGATAAACAGGAAGCACTAAGGCAGGCAGAGGAGATCGGCGCTGAGACTACTGCAATCCTCGAATATTATGCCGAGAAAGAACTGCATATCCGCCAGCAACGTGCTGACGAGGCCAGGAGAATTGCAGAAGCTGAAGCTGACGCCGAACGAAGGCGCATTGAGGAGCTGGAGCGGGCACGTCTGGAGTTTGAGCAGCAGTGGGAAGGCAGGCTATTTGACCTTACTGCTACCCAGGAGGATCGCCTAGCGAGAGAACGTGAACAAGCCTTAGCCAGGGCAGCAGAACTAGGTGCAGACGTAAACGCTATACTAGAATACTACGCCCGCCGACAGATAGAGCTGGCGGAGGAAATCGCTGAAGAACAGCACTCACTGTGGGAGAAGGCATTTGATGCAGTTAAGTCCCCGCTTGAACGGTTCGTGGAAGCGGTTAGTAATGCCGCCGAAGGGTTCGCTGGCGTAGTCAAGGCGATAAAGGCCGGTAACTGGCAAGAGGCGTTTCTGTCTGTCGTAATGGAGACTGAATCCTTTGCGAAAGCGATGGAGCTAATTGGCGCTGTACTGGGGCCAGTTGTCACGCTGTTTGATGCTATCCTCCGGCCGGTTATTGAGTTCCTCATTGGCCTATGGAACGGTATCATAGACGCACTGGCAAGCAT